AAAGCGAATTTAAAAGGTTCGGTTGGTGGTGTTCAGGGAATTATCGCAATTCAACAAAGCGTTTCAAAAGGATTCACGGACAAAGGCGCGGCCGTTAAATTGTTAATGGAAATTTACGGTTTTAACGAACAAACCGCGATTGACATGATTGGCGATCCAATTAAAACAACAATATAAAAATGGCTGATGTTTTTTCAATTTCAATTGACAAATTAGTTGGCAAAAAAGACAAAGAAGTTTTAATTGCGGAAAATGATTTGGTTGATAATTTTGACAATATTGAGAAAAAAATATTTGATGCGGTCAAAGGAAAAATCAACCAAATGAATATTGAAAGCGGGAAAATTTTGTTTGACGATACCAACACGGCAATTGTCAATGAAATCGACGCGGTCATTCAAAACGCGTTGCAAGGTTCAAACTATCCAACGCAAGTCAAGGAATTTTTGAGGTCATTCGAAACAATCAAACAATTTAATTTTGACGCGCAAAAATCCGTCAATGATATTTCAGAAACCGAATTGTCCGATTTGATTGATCCGATTCAAAAAGCAAATGTCGAACAAACATTGAATGGTTTGACCGGAACCGGCGTTTCAACAAATTTCATTCAACCCGTTCGTGAGGGTATTTATAAAAACATTGTCGCCGGGACAACCATTTCGGACATGGAAGTTTTTTTGTCAAATTATATTTTGAGCAACCCGGAACGAATGTCACAATTGAAACGATACGTCACCCAAGTTTCACGCGATTCGCTGAATCAATTCGACGGTCAAGTGAATTCGCATATTGCGGAAACGTTCGGGTTGGATGCGTTCCGTTATGTCGGATCGTTGATTGACGATTCACGTCCACAATGCGTCCGTTGGGTTGGAAAAAATGTTTTGTTGGCGTCTGAATTACAAAAAGAAATTAATTGGGCCTATGATAACGGAACCGGAATGATTCCGGGAACGACACCAAACAATTTCGCCGTTTTTCGCGGTGGATATAATTGTCGCCATTCCGCGATTCCGTTCAAGTTGACAAAATCACAACGCGCTGAATTAGGTTTGTAATTAATCAAAATAAATTCGTTAATTTTGGCGAAAACAACAACAAATGATAATTAAACAATTCAGGGTTCAAAACATCAAAACGGGCAAAATTATTGTCATGAATGAAAATTCAATCAATGCATTGAAACGTCACCACCTTTGGAACGATTTTGATATTTTACCGGAACCAAAACCAATCGAACAACCAATCGTGAACGAATTGGTTGAAACGTCAAACATTGTCATCACAAATGTTGACGAATCACCAATCGAACAACCTGAAAAACCAAAAAGAAAAAATAAAAAATCATGAAAAACATTGAAACATTTTTGAAAAAAATTGGTGTCAAATCTGAAATCATTTCAAAGTTAAACACCGAAGATGAAATCGACGTGACCGAATTTGTTGACACGTTCAAATCGTCACAACGCGAAGTCATTTCAAACGATCCGGATTTTGTTCAACGTATGCGCGACGAAATTCGCGGAACGGAATTGTCAAAGGTTGAACACAAATTGAAAAAAACATTTGGTTTGAGTGCTGAAGACATCAAAGACAAAAAATTCGACGAAATAATTTCAACGGCCTTTGAAAAATCAAAACAAAGCGCTTCAGGAACAAACGAGGAATTGCAAAATCGAATCATTGAATTGACGCGCGAAAACAAAAAGTTGACCGACGAAATAATTCCGGCAAAGGAAAACGAGGCGCGTGAAACAATCAAATCATTCAAAAAGGATTCAGCATTGCGAACAATTTTGAATTCGAGACAATTAATCGTGAAACCTGAAGTTGTTTTACCGGCGATTCAAACGCGATTCGCTGAAAAATATAATGTTGACATTGACGACCAAAATCAAATCATTGTTAAAACAAAAGACGGATTGAACCCGTTATCAAAAGACGGAACAAAGACATTGACGTTTGACGAAATTTTAGATTCGTTTTTGGGCGTTGACGATTTAAACGTTGTTAAACAATCAAACGGAAACCCGGCAAGTCAACAACAAATGCCAACGAAAAAATTTGATGCGACAACCACAAAACCCGAATTTCATTTGCCGGGTTTGAAAAAAGCGCAAGAAAATGTTGAAATAATGAAAAACATTCGTAATTTCGGCAAGTAATAAATAAATACCGGGCCAAAGAAGGCCAAAAAATATAAACCGGGAAGGCGTTCCAAAAGCGCAATTCGGGGTGACGAACCCAAAATCAAATGACATTGTTTTGTCGTGCGGTTTTGGGTTTTGATTTATCCGAAAAATTCACAAAATGTTTAACTAAAAAAAATTTAAAAAATGGCTTACACACAAGGATTGTGTTCGGCTTTACAAGCGAACATCAACGAGGTTGTCGGAACAAATGCACCGGCAATGGCAAGACAAAAAGTTGGAATGATTGACGCGTTAATGTCAGACGTAAATCGTTTAGGTTTTACGGCGGATATTGTTCCGACAAATGGAAAATTCAGAGCGGTTCAAATTAATTGGATCGGACAAGCATGTGACACGGATGTGAACACGGCTTGTGTTTCTGATTGTATCAGTGACGTTACTCCGGCACCGTCGCAAACGTTAATCACTGAATTCAATTGCGCAAAATATAAAATGGCATTTGACGAAGCGGATATGCGCAAATTATGCGAAGCGGATTCAGTTTGGGTTGCTCAAAATATCATGAGAGCAATGAACGCAATCAACGTGTCAGTTGACAAAGCGTTGTTAGCATTAGCGGCTACAAACGCGGGAAAAACATCAACGGGAACGGCAACGTTGCAATTGCCTTTGTACACAACAAGCGGTTCACCTAATCCGTTGGCGTGGGCGCAAATCAAAGCGGAAATGGACGCGCAAGGTGCAACGGGTTCACCGTTAATCGTTGGCGGTGGTTCAATGGACATCTACGCACGCGCAATGCAAATCGCATGTTGTAACACAAATTTTGGTGTTGATTTATCACGTGCAATGAATGACGGTTATTTCTACAACGATTCGTTTGCACCTTCAGCATTATCGGCTTCATTAGCATTTGCACCGGGTGCGGCGCAATTGGTTACATGGAACAAATATTTGGGTGACTATGCAAAACGCAACGATTCATTCGAGCACGGAACAATCATTGATCCATTCACGGGATTAGTTTATGACTTAAAAACGTCTTATGACGATTGTCAGGAAAAATGGTTTGTTGAATTAGCGTTAAATTGGGCATGGTTCCAAGTTCCAACGGCTTATTGCGTTGAAGACGTGAATTTAATGGTGCTTGTTGAGGATTGTTCAGCGGGACCGGTTGTTTGTCCATAATCAAATAAAATTTGGGGTGGTGCAAATCACCCCTTTATTCAAATCATTTAAAAACAAAAAATAAAATTTAAAAAATATGGCAATTTGTAATTCAACATGTGCGCCGTCATTACCGTCATCATATGCCGGTGGTTGCGGAATCGTAACGCGCAAGGGCGGAATTGAGAAATTCGCGTTCATAAAATGTGACTATGAGTTCACTGACATAAGCGACAAAAACGAATGGTCAACGGCCGTGTCAAACGGTGACGTTGTGTTTTCGGGATTGGTTTTAGGTCAAAAGGCAAAAGGTTCATTCACGAAAAAACGAATCGCATCGTGTCAACCTGAAGCGGTTGTCGGTGCTGAAAAACAAATCACATTCCAAGATTATAACACTGACACCGTAACGACACCTGGACCGGGTTGTTTGGCTTATGATTTTTGGAATTCGATTTTGACTGAAGCGTCAAACTATCGTTTTGGATATTATACATGCGACGGTTTCTTTTATGGCGTCATTGACAATTTCCAAATTGAAATTGACGAAGTAATTGAAGACAACAACACGGGTGCAATTTATTTTGACGGAACGATCCTTTGGAACGACGTTGAAATGGTTTGTCCGGTTGCGGTTGACCTAAACGGCTTATAAAAAAAATCGGTTTCAATAGGTTTTCAGAAAAACGGCGGTTCACAATGTGAATTTGCCGTTTTTTTTTATTTTTGAAACATGATAAGACATCAAAACATTTTAGACACAATAGACACGGAATTGTCAACCGTTGTTCAAACGTTGCATTGGGGCGCGGGGCGTTACGATTTGCACGTTTTAATTGGCAAAATCAACGAATCTGAATGGC